GTGTATAGCTGTGAATTTTGGTTGTTCCATAGTGTTTGGTTATTAATCATTAATTGTTGCATTTGTTTGAATTGTTTCTCTTTTTCTCTGATGATACTAATAACATTCTGCATGGTATCAGTGGTTACAATATTGACTGTTACATCTCCTTTCTTTCCGAAGCGGTGGGATCGTCTCACAGCCTGATAAAATCCTTCAAAGGAAAAGTCAGGACTCATAAATGTTTGATTTAGGCAGTGCTGAAAGTTCAATCCGTACTGGGCTATCTTAGGTTTGGTAACCAATACCCTGAACTTACCATCTACAAAGTCTAACAACTTTTGTGCTTTCTCTTCAAGCTTATCACTCCCTGACACTTCCACCGCTCCATGAATACCCGCAGTAACTTCTTTCCCCTCGTCATTATGTTTCACCCATACAATGTGTGGTTCGTCGTTTGCATTAGCTATCTCTATTGCCTTTGCTATTCTCTGCTCTTTGGTTCGTCTTAACTCCTTATTGAAGTCAGTAGCAGATACAGCTAAACTTGGGAATAACATGCCATTGCTAAAGTCGTTCTCGGTGATGATTTGGTGCTCCTTGTAAATCACCTCTGATAAGTCATACCCTTGCATTGGGTAACCTATATCTGCGGGATTGGTAAGCATTATCGCCCATTCTGATACAAACTGATAGAACTTTTCAACGGCATGCCCTTTTAATCTCCATTTACTCGTGTGGTCTTGGTCATTGATAAAGTATGTAGCAAGCATTCCTAACCTGCTTTGATAACCTAAAAACTCAGAGTGATTAGCCAACTCCATAGGGTCATTAGGGGAGGGGGTAGCCGTAAAAGCAAACTTGTAAGGGGTATTGTGGAAGTACTCAAATAGTTGCTTTTTGATTTGCCCTTCAAAATTCTTCATTATTGAACTTTCATCAACGATCAGCCCTGCATACTCCTGCGGATTGATGTTGTGTAAATTCTCAAAGTTGGTGATCGTTACCTTATCAAGGTCAAACCCAAACTTCTCAGCTTCTCTTTTGGTCTGTGCTACCACTACCAAGGGAGCAAGGATTAACACAGGCTTATTGGTGTACCTTACGATTTGGCTTGCCGTCTCAAGCTCCATTACTGTCTTTCCCAGTCCACAATCAGCAAATACAGCGTGTTTGCCCTTGCTGAGGTTACGTTCTACGATGAACTGCTGAAAAGGAAACAGCTTGTCATTCATCGGCAAAGCGGCAAAGCCTTTATGCTCCTTTGCTTTCTGCTTTGATTTTAAAAACTCTTGATACTCGTTCATTTTTGATTTGATTAGAGATTTGATAAAGATTGCCGCGCGCTCAATCTCCTTTCAAATCGGTTGTTTTTTATTGTTTGAATAATTCAGGGTTGTCGTATATATTCCCGATTATTTCTATTTCGTCCTTAAATTCGTCCCACCAATTAGGATTAACGGGTCTGTGAGGTTTATAAATGACATTATTTAATGTATTTTCAGACAGCATACAAAATCCTGCATAAACTTCACTATATACCACCAGTAATGGGTTGTATTCTTTACCATCTCTTTTCAGTTGTAAGATGTCATTCTCATAGATTTCATTTCCGTTTTTATCATATAAACACGTGAATTGACCTATTGAATTAGTTTCTACTATATAGAAATTTCTTTCACCTTCAGTTTCAGATATTCCAAAACAATTTTCAAAAGTTAATAAATCACCATATATAAACCTTTCTTCTTTAATACTATAACCTCTAAACTTTATTATTCTCATTACTTTATGTTTTTAATCTTAGCCCCCGCTCACGGCTCGAACGCGAGTGCTTGCCTATCGGGGTAACCATGTCTTAAGCATAAGACGGATAACTTTCCAATGTTAGGTTTGTTAGTCGTTATCGGCTGCTTGTTCTCCTTTTCCCTTGCTTCTATCTATGTACTCGTTACAGAATACATGGTCAATCACAGCCTCTACTTTCATTTTCTTTGCCGATAGTAGGGTCATTGTATAAGGTTCGGCCTGGTCCTTATTCTTTGTAAATCTGTCAAAAAAAGCAATACATAGTGGCTTGGTCTCCTCAGCATTGACGGCTTTTACTAAGAACTTGTTATACATTGTATAACCATCCGTCTTAATCTCCATTTCAGCAATGTAGTAATTGACTTTCTCCTCTGACATGTCCCCATTAACCAAAGAAACGATGTACAAATATTCTTGCTCCTTAACTGATAGCACCTCAAAGGAGCCTTGGTAGTGCTGCTCTATGTAGTCAGTGAGTACCTGCATGGCTGTATCCACACTATCAGCATATAGGTAGAATGTTTGCTTTTTGCCCATTAGCTTTGCTACAGCTACCCAAGTAGCAGCACTTCCTTTTACTAAGGTAGCTTGTCGCTTGATATTACTAACCCTTACCTCTGTAATATCCCCACTCTGTAGGAAGAAATTAATCTCCTCTAATGCATTGCTATCTAAGAGAGTGCCGCGGGCAAATATTATCTCTTTGCGTTCTATATTGACCAGCTCCCCAGTGCTTTCATCTACGAAGTTCTCAGGCCATTTTCGGTAAAGCGTCTCAGCCAAGTACTTATTCTTCATCTCAGATAGATTAGAGGTTGTGATGATCTCCTCCTCAAAACGATTAACGGTTTCTTTCATTGCTTATTTTACTTTAAATCTTGCTTATTTATATTTTTACTTTGACATTCAGTGCTTTATAACTTGTTTTTATCCTTGCTTAACAGGTGGAAAAACTTGCTTATTTCTCTCTTTTCCTATAAAACCAATATTTCAGGTAACCAATCCTAAATATTTTGTTCAACTTTTCCTCATCAATAGGCGTTGCGGACTTGTTGTCTATGGCTTTTTTATGTCTTTTTAGTTGCCAATGCTCATTCTCATACGCTGCAACCAATATCCCAGATTGTTCAGGTACTAAATCCTTGATTTTATCTAAGATGTAGTAAGGGACGGCATAATAAAACTGCTTGATATTGCCCTCATGATTGTGTTTCTTATTGAAATCGGCTTTAAAATCACTTACAGATATTTTTATTTCAATCTCTCGGAGGAAATAGTTCTTAGTAACTGATAATATATCGCATTCGTGGGTAACGATATTTTCAACTCTATATCCTCGCTTACTATCATCATCGTATCTTACAGCGTTGAGCCGTGAGAACTTAGGAACTATTACAAGGCTTGACTTTTCAAAGTAATCGTATATTAATAGCTCCATTTGTGGAGTGGTTATAGTTTCTTTGTTCATTTTAAAATTGCTTAATAATACCTCCCTTGTAGGTTATTCACTTGTCTTTCTATCTCATTGAGAGAATTTAAATCATCAGGGGTTGGCAGGTATATGCCCGCTTCCTTACTGGCATAGTCTCTGAAATTATCAATAGCGGTTGTCATTTCTTTTGTGTTTAAATCTGCTGTGCTTCTCCACGCTTCCCTTACCTCTCCAGTCTTGTAATTCACATACTCAGTTAGGAATATTTGCGGATTAACTAACTTCTTAAATATATCTTGCTTCACGTATTCTGGGGTCTCTCCATATTCCAATGCAAACCACGAAAAAAGGAGATGAATGTAATTGTTCTGTGAGTAGGTACGCTTAGGCTTCTTTTCAGTGATTTCAAAGGTCTTTTTCTTCTCAATAAGATACCCTAACCGCTCCTTTGCTCTTTGTATATCAAACTCATTGCTTGCGTTGAAAATCATACTTTATTATCTTTGAAAGCAAGGCAGGAATTGAACCTGCTACTATCCCAATTGATACTTGCTTTTTGTTATTCTAATTACCTAATATTACAGGCGTTATGCCGCACTTAATGGAGGATCGTCATCTTCATTGTCTTTGAGTAATAGATGAAGGAATATAGCCGTTACCATGGCATGGGTAGCTTTGGTATAGTCCCTTAGAATTATCAAGCTAAGGACGTTAAGGGCTAACATCAGGACAATCATTACTTTTGTCATAATAAAGGCTTTGCTGTTTCTAAGAGTTCTCTTTGTTCTTCGAGGAATTTATCCCTGATTTCTTTAGTTCTGAAAGTAAGTATTCTACTAATTTTATAACTTAAATCTTTACAAATGTTACCTTCATAACAAACTATACTATGTTTCCAAACACCTTTACTACTTTCCCAATCAGGCTGCCAACCTTTATTGTAATATTCTCTAAGAATAGTCAATTTTTTAAGTGCTTCAAAAGCTCTTTCATATTCTTCATTAATATAAGCTTCATCTGCATAAATTACTCTATCCTTAGAATTCTTTTCTAACCAATCTAAAGCCTTATCATAAGTTGGTGCGGGTTCTTTTTGTTCAAAGCCTTGAAATTCTATTTTATATGGTTTAGTTGAAAGGGTTGGAATATGTTTTTTACTAAAACGACCTTCAGGGGTATAGTAGTTTCGACCTGCTTCATTTTCAAAAGATACTTCTACAGGATAAGGATCATTTTCATCATTACTTATCTCTACAATTACACCTTTCTTATTAGGAAAATTTAATTGGTCATAGACCTCCATTCCTTCTTTAAATACTGTTTTCATAAGCATTATTGATATTCTGCAATTACTTTTCTATCATTTTTATAAACAACCTCCCCGTTTTCGGTTACTTCACTGACATGATACGTAAGCCCTTGTGCTGTGTCAGGTTCTTCGTCTTCAATACATTCAAATGGACTTTCTTCAAAAATATCCATCGCTTCTTCGTAGCTGTTAGCTTCTACAATAGCTGTGTAAGTATTTTCTTCCACATGCTCGAATTTAATTACATACTTTTTCATGTTTCTTTATTTTTAAGTTACTAAAAAGGCAATCCATCATCTTCCTGTTTGTTGAATATTGCAGGGTTAGGCTCTTTTCCATGGTTATCAAACAGCTGCGGTTGTTGTACCTGTGGCTGTGGTGCTCTCTGTGGAGGAGGTGCAGGCGCCGGCTGTGTTACTGGTTGCTGTGGTGCCTGCTGTACTGGCTGCTGATTGGCTACATTAGTAGTCTGTATCACCTCAATTTTCCAACCTTCTATGGTGTTAAAGTACTTAATCTCTCCTTGTGGGCTTGTCCATTCTCGCCCGCGGATATTTACATACACTTTCACTCTTTGCCCCACTTGCAAGCTGTCTAATAAGTCGCAACGCTGCTGTGTAAATTGGATGATGATCGTTTGTGGATATATATCCTCTGTTATGATTACCAAATCCCGCTTCTCAAAGCCGTTTTGTCCTATCACTTGAGAGGGGAATATCTGTTTTATTCGTCCTTGTATTTCCATTATTTCTTATTTTTTAATCCCTATAAAATCACATTTTGTCTTTTTACCAAAAACTTCGTGTTCTATAAATAAATCATGAAGACTTCCGTACTCACCCATAGCACCGTCCGAAGCACCTGTTTCAAAGTCAGCAGAATCCCGCAAAGCCTCATAAATACTATCAATATAGTGTATCTTATACTCTTCGGTTTCACCTGAAATTGTTGTATCTTCATACGCACATAAGAAATCTCTCATTTCCTCAGAAACCTCCATTGGAAAGAACTCTTCTTCCACATTATTCAATTTAAAAGTGTATTTATTCATATTTCTTTTCAATTTTATTTATAAAAACTTCTACTTTTATGCAGTTCTAATACTTCACTGCTTTCTTTTCTATTTTTTTCAATAAACGCCCTTGCTTGCTGTATGCTAAGGTGTGTATTGATATTGCCGTACGCGTGCGTATATTCGCCATTGGCTCGTGCTTCTTCTATTGCTTCTTGTATGTACTCCTCGCAATAGTTATGCTCAATAGCATAGAGGTCGTAACCTTTAGCGCTGATACCTTCTAAATGTACTGTATCGGTAGCGTGGAATATCTTTTTACCATTAGGTAGGAAGATCCTCCAACCGAAATTAGGCACGTCGTGGTACAGCTTTACAGGTGACACCTTGAACGCTCCGTAATCGTATATCTTACCCACTTGCAATACATCTATATTCTTGATACATGGCAACTCCTCTAAGAGAAAAGCGCCGCAAGCTACCCGCAATGTTGGTCTTTCAGCTTGTAACCTCTGTAAGGTTCGCAATTTTAGATGATCGCCGTGCTTGTGAGTTAGGAGTACAATTTTCAAAGAACGTTTGACTGCTTCTAAGGCTTTGAGAGAAACGCCGCAATCTACCATTATTGCATTGTTGTATATCACGGCGTTACCCTCGCTACCTGAACTA